GATTAGCTATTACTACCGATGCTCTACCAACAATGGCTTCTTCTAGCGCCGTTCCAAGATTAAGGTTCGTAATGTCCCCCCAAGTGTTGTTTTCGGTACCAGTAAGCATTAAATTAAGTTTTAGAGAAGAATATGGCATTTTCTTTACCTTTAAGTAATAACGTTTGTCCAAGCGGGCGTATTATTTGGGTTAATTGTAGCCCAAGTCGGGGTTTGTAAATCGTTAACTGGAACCCAGCTAGGGTCTTGCGTATCAATTATTGTGCTCCATTGATAAAAGAATAAATTACCAACTTGCCCATTAGCACTAACCCCGATTAGATTTACGTTAATGTTTTCTACAGCAACAACAGTAACACTGCCAACTTCTCCTGTAGCTTGAACTCCAACTAATACTATGTCATCGGAACCAATAACAGTAGGAACACCTACGTCTCCTGAAGCACTAACTCCAATTAGACTTACGTTAATATTTTGTTCAGCAACAACAGTAACATTGCCAACTTCTCCTGTAGCTTGAACTCCAACTACGTCTACGTCATTGGTAATAGTAACAGCAACAACACCTACGTTTCCTGTAGCTTGAACTCCAACTACGTTTACATCTGTAGGTACATCAACAGTAACAGTACCCACACCTCCTGAAGCACTAACTCCCGTAACGCTAACAGCTACGTCCCCAACATCTACAAGCACCGTACCAACTTGTCCCGCTGCAGCTACTCCTGTTACATTAACAACACCAAAATCCCATCCAGAATTATTACCTGAGTCTACGTTTCCATTTGTAAGTAAGGCGTTCCAAGTAGCTCCTCCAGTAGCCCCAGAATCTCGAATATCTAAATAGTTAACATTAACTGTTCCACTAGCTTTACTTATAAAAGCTCTTGATCCTGCAGTAGTACTTCTTACAGGTTGTACAATACCAGCAACGCCATTAAAGTTAAAATTATTAACAGTGGTTGTTACACCTGACGGAAAAGTAATACCTACTGTAGTGCCATTAACAGTGTTAGTAATAGTTCCAAAAGTTAAATTTACACTAGTAGTAGGTATAGTTACTGTTAAAAAAGACTGTATGGATAACGTACCAATTGTCATGTTACTAGCTAATAATCTACCGTTATTCAGTATTGCACGAACAGTAGCATTACTAGCATCAGTACCAGAACCAAATGAAACAAGGTATGAGCTTGGAAAACCAAAATTAAAAGCGTAACTATTTATACTTGAGGTACCAAGATTACATGTGCCTCCATCAGATGAAAAACCACTTGTTATAATTGTGTAGTTATTTGTATTAAAAGTTGCGCCTACACCAGCTGAAGACCAGCTAAAAGTGGATCTTTGATTATTATTTTGCGTTATATTTGAACCTAAGTTATAAGTTACAGCCGCTGTTTGAGGTTGTAAAATTAACGTAATACCAAACCAAGTTCCTGTGCCACTTATAGTTTTTGTGCCTGAACTAGCTCGAAAATATACATTACAGTTTGTAGGCGGTAGTTTATTTACAACTTTTGTGCCTGAATTCCAATTCCCGTAAATATAATTATCAGTTTGAGCTATTTCTAAACCTCCAGTACCAAGAGTCCAATCTACATCTTCTGCCGTATAAACACGAAACGTTGCTTGGTTAGCAGCGGTCGAAACATAAGTAAGTGCTTGGTTAGCGAGGCCACTTCCAATACTAGCGGATTGAGATATAGTTGTAGCGCTAGGTACATCAACAGAAACAAGTTTTGAGCCTGTAAAAGTAACCTTGTCAAAACCACCACTGCTAGTAATAAGTTGTACTGGTGATCCACCACTTCGTACTATAATTTTTCCAGTAGTGCCAAAATTTAGTGTAGGTCCTATAGTAGAACCACACTCAATTGAAAGTCCATTACTACCAGATATTAAATCTAGTGAAAAATTATTTAATGTTAAAACAGTATTGTTTCTTAAAATAGCTTTTTGAACTTTTAAATCATCTAAAAGCGTAACTACTTTAGTAGAAGAGCCACTAAATAATAATCCTCCAAAACTACCAGCCCAACTAGACTGTTTTCCGTTAGTCGTTACTGTGGTAGACGTTGATCCAATAAGAGAACAATTAGCTAATGCACTACCAAAACTACCCATTGTGGCACTTAAAATAAGGTCGCCAAAGACGTATAATATAGCGTTTGTTTGCCCATCAATACTACCCGTAAAACCCGTAAAATTTAAATTAGCACACTCTGCACTACTAACAGTTACAGTAACTGCACCTGAGGCTGCATCAAAAAACACATTATCTGTAAGCGTAGGTATAGATGCACCACCAGCTCCACCAGAAGTAGTAGCCCACTTAGTGCCTACGTTACTATCCCAAAGGCCTGTACCACCTACCCAATAGCGGTCTGCCATTTTATTTTCCTATTAAGCGATTCTAATGATCGCCGTAGAAGAGGTTGCTGCTGGGAAAATAATCTGAAACGTACCTGCAGTTGAAGTCTTAGGACCACCAAAATCTAGAATAACTACAGAAGGATTTGTATAGGTATGCGTTGGAGTGCTGTTATAAATCATTGCACCGTACGCTGTAATTGTTGCACTTGTCCAAGAAAAGTTAGTAAAACTTGGAAATGCTGTAGTACCAGAAGTTGTAGGAGATATATTGACTAATGTTCCTCCGCCAGCAACGTAGCTTCCAGATGCTGGGACTTCATTAGTTGCAGTGTACGCAGTGGTAGCTGCCGTAAAACTAGCGCTATTATCATATAAAGCAATTTTAAAAAGATCGCCACCACCACCACCGCGAAAGTCATGCACCGCTTCTAAAATCTGCTGCTTAAAGCTTGTACACATAAAGTTACCAGTAAATGCCATTTTATTCTCCTAACAGATTAATTAATTCAGGGTGACCAACGTTTTTTAATTTATTAGCAATAGTTGCCCGATCGTTTTTAATTGCTTCTTTCATATAAACTACTAATATCTCACGGACATGTTCTTTAAAAACTAAAGCCTGTTCACGAATTGCTGGATGAGATTGATCTCCAACGTAAAGAATCTTATCAAGCGCTGTTTCTGCAAGTTCTTCTGGGGTCAGCCCACGGTTGTCAACGGTACGTACAAACACGTTTCCTACAACAGCAGTGCCATTTTCTTGTGTAATTATCATTTGACTGGGTACCTTACTTGACCTGTACGGTACATATCTTGTCGATCTTTACCGTCACCTAATTGTTTTAATAACGCCATAGATTCATCATATCTTTTTTGATAGTTTGCGATTACATCTGCCTCACCCTTCATATAGGTGTAGCCTTCTAACAAAGAACCATAAAGCAGCGCCGAGTCAAAATGATCGCCAAGCCAAGTAGTATTAGCCGTAACTATACTTTCTGGGTAATAGTAATAGTGCATTTCAAACGAATAGCTACTGTCTGGAGTTGGTCCCAAAATACATGTATTAGCATCAAAAATAGCGTAATGAGATGGCACACCAACGACAGCTGGGAAAGGAAACGACTCTCTAATAAACTCTACGTCTTTATTAAGTAAGAACGACTGCCCTCCAGTAAGACTACCAGAAGGTTGAATAACAGCCAAAGAAAACATAGCTAGCCAATCAGAAGGCATACCTAGGTATTGATTACCTGCTAAACACGTACCTGTTACATTTTTTCTTAAGGCTGGAAGCTGTACTGTGTTGTATATACGTTGCTCAGCCTGCCTAATAAATGTATTAATTTGCTCCGTAGAAGTTAGTCCAGTCGTACCTGTACCTGCTACGTTTGTATATGACGCAGCTGGAAAGTCGTTCTCAACGTACCCTTTAATCGTTGCAAATAAAGTAGTGTAGTTCATTAGGGTTTACCCTTAGCCCATTGGTCCACGAGACATAACGCCCTTAGTTGCTGCGCCCGTACCCCTCATTTTGATACCAGTTGTTTTAACATCATTACTAGCTGGATCACCTAGGCTGACACGAGCAACATTCTTTACGCTTGGAGTCGATTGTTTAGCCAGCAAAGTATTTGGATCAGGGGGACGACTAACAGCCATCATAGCCTCTTTTGTACCAATTTTCTTACCTGACATGGTGTGTGGCTCAGCATATACTTCAGCGTTGCCAACTTCTTTGCCCATTACTTTTTTAGAGTATTTAGCCATTATCGACCCCTTTGGTTAGCGCAACGAGCCATATTACGACCCATAGACTTCATATTCTTATTAAGGCTACTTTTGCTACCCTTTGGACCCTTATCAACGATTTTTGCACCGTCATTAGGGAAAACTTTAGCATCAGTCTTACCTTTGCTAACTACGCCATCTGCATCTTTTTTGTATCCCACAATAATCTCCTTATGTTACCGTTACCGTTACCGTACCTACTTGCCCTACTGCAATTAAATTATTAGGGGTTAGCTCACTATCAAAACTACTAGCCCCGCCCACAGGGTTCCACCCCCACTGGATAGTTCTACTACCCCCACTAACCTGCCCGCTACTATCAACATTAGTGGTTATCGTTGCAGTCAATTGTAAGCCATTTAAACCTGAATTTACATAGCTAATATCGGGTCTTGGATCTCGCACCGCCTGTGGATCGTCAACTGGATACATGCCTAACGACAGCTGTGGTTGATCTGGATCCCAACAAGTAGGACAAACTTTAACGTCGTATATTTGTTGCTTAACAATCAGTTTTCTAAGCTGTTTTAGCTTATAACGCTGCCCGCACCGATCACATTCGGCGATTGCATATTTGCCACTGCTAAATTTATTAGGCACGGTCTACCCCGAATAATATAAACTTCGAGGTACATATCGATTAGCTGCTTTATCTCTATCTTCTGTAGAAGCCATCATCCACTGTTCTTCGTATTCTGCCTTTAAAAACTGCATTCTTGGCAGCGCATCTGGCAACTTTTGGGATAAGTAAAAAGCTAACCCAGCCACTAAGCAGGGTAATAAACGGAATGGAATGTCTTGCTCTGTTACACCATTACCTGCATCTTGGATTCTACGTAACCGCCAATACACAAATGTGTAAGGACCCCCGCCGTCTCCAGTGGGCCAAACATTGATATTTGGTAGGTTTTGAACAAAAACAGAAGAACCTGAAAAATGTGAGGCTGCGGTTGTACCATTCTGTCCACGAGAACAATTTAGTAGCTGATTACCCGATACATTTGAGTAGCCGATTGTCTCTGAATTAATTTTAATGTAGCCAGATGTAGCTAGTTCAGAAGCGTTAGCAACCACAATTGTGGTGTCTGTTGGGTTAATTAGAGTAATTGAGGTGCCATTCCCTATTAAAGTAGTTGCTGCAACTGCGTCAGTCATACCCGATTGGCGGTTAATCCATACCTGAATAGGTCTTCCCTGTGCATTCTTGTTAGGGATTGTAGAGTAGGTAGACTCCGAAATACGGCTAATATTTATATCTATCTGATTCTGTCCAGACCCATTACGAATTACGTGGTCTAAAAGATCAATTGTGTCAGTAGGTATAGGGTAAGACAGCTGCCCAGTAACAATAGGAATCTGACCTTGCTCAATAGTCCATAGGTTAATACCACGGTTTGCCCACTCAATAGTCAATAAATTCAAAGACCTGCGGGCAGTCCGCATATCATAACCAGAACGAACTTCAGCGCCACAACGCTCAAAAGCCTCTTCAACGAGGTTATTGAGGTCTAAATTAAACGTAGTGGTGCTTGATGTAGGCATTGTTTACTCCTGCTCTGGCGTAATTAATCCCTCTGGTGCATCTTCTGGTGGGGCTGGCGTCTCAGCAAGAGCTAATGTCTCTGGCTCAGCTTCAACTACTGGCTCAGCCTCAACTACTGGCTCAATCTCAACTACTGGCTCTGGTGGCACTATTACGTCCACAACTGTTTGCTCAGTGTATTGAACGTTTAGTTCTTGGACAAAAGAAGCATTTGGAATATTGGCATTAAGTGTTGCCATCATTGCTTCTGCTGCTCTGTTATCAAGGGTGAATGTAATCATTTTCTACTCGCTTTCATGTTATCAATAAGATTTGGATAAGGTCTGCCAGCAGCTTTAGCAGATGCTTTTGCCATTGCTTTCTTAGCAGGACTCATTTTCTTTGGTTTACCTAAAGATTTAGGACGGGATTTATCCCAGACTTCTCCACCTTCTTTAAACTGGGTAAAGTCAGTGTTGTCTCTACGCGCCTTTTTCTTAGCACCAGGCATCTTAGAAGGGTTTATAGCGCCCATACCACGACTAGGTCTCATACCATTTTTCCTCTAGTTTTACCTTTAACTGCACATCCATCAGCCCGTTTAGAGGCACTAGATACTGTACCACCAGCTTTTAACTTAGGTTTTGGTATATTACTACCCATCATGCCCTTTTCAAGCTCAATTTTTGCCCCAGCTGCGCCACTAGGTTTAGGTAATCTA